CGCATACCGGGCCGATGCCACCACAAATGACACGGACTGTGGCACACTCATAGCATGGCATTTTTTAACAAAGTAACTAAGGCCGCTATTAGCCCACCAGTAAGCAAGGCCGCTGCCGCTGGCGGTGGGTTTGAGACTGGCACAGGGCGCGCCATGATCGGCGCTTACTACAATTATTTTGAGGGAGATGCCCGCAACGCTGCTATGAGCGTGCCTACCGTTAGTCGAGCGCGCGATCTGATCGCATCGGTAATCGGCTGTATGCCATTAAAACTGTATAACGAAATGTGGAACGGTGACACAATGGAAAAAATGCCATTAGCACCACGTTCATGGCTACGCCGTATTGACCCGTCAGTACCTAACAATTTTATTTTGTCTTGGACATTTGACGATTTGTTTTTTTATGGGCGCGCGTTTTGGTACATTACGTCACGCACCGCCGATGGTTTTCCTGCAGCGTTTACACGTTTGCCAGCGTCAATGGTTTTGACACTTGATCAAGCTGGGCCAGTGTGGTTTGCGCCGTCTAAAGAAGTGCAATTTAATGGCAACACTTTAGACCCTAACGATTTAGTGCAATTTCTTTCGCCTATTCAGGGCATCACGTCAATGTCAACACAAGCGGTTGCTACCGCGTTACGTCTAGAAAACGCAAGATACCGCAATAGCACAAGCCAAATTCAGGCTGGCACGTTAAAACAAACGGGAGGCGAACCCCTTTCAGCAAGTGAACTTGCAGACCTCGCGTCAGCGTTTAACGCAGCGCGCATGACTAACCAGACTGCGTGTCTTAACGAATTTTTGACCTATACGGAAACTACATCTAGTCCAGACAAGATGTTGTTGATTGACTCAGCAGAGTTTCAGGGAAAAGAGATGGCACGAATTTGCAACGTACCGTTATACCTTGTTGGATTTGATCAGGGCTCATACGCTTATACCAGCAACGAAGGCGCTAGGGCCGATCTTTGGACATTTGGCGCGCGCGCCTACGCCGAATGCATTACGTCAACATTGAGCCAAAACAACGTGCTGCCAAACGGCACTTACATTGAGTTTGACACTATGAATTATCTGATGGGCGATTACCACGAAATGCCACAAGTAGACAACAACGAAAGAGTAGAGTCACCAACATGATCAGACTTATTGCATCAGATGTAACCATTGACGCTGCCGCCGGTGAGACAGGCCGCCGTGAAATTAGCGGTGTGGCCGTACCTTACGGTGTGACAGCAACCGTTGCCGATGGCACAAAAGTGATTTTTGCTCAGGGCAGTTTGCCAGTTGACGGTAAAGCACCGCGCCTCTACATGAACCATGACTCGACTAACGCCATTGGCATTGTGAGCGAGCGTGTGGACACACCAGAGGGCATGATGTTTACGGCCAAGATCAGCCGCACACAGGCTGGCGATGAGGCTTTGATCTTGGCTCAAGATGGCGTTTTGGACTCAGTGAGTGTGGGCGTAAACCCAATTGACTTTACGACAGCAAAAGACGGCACAATTACGGTGCTTGAGGCCGAGTGGTTAGAGCTGTCTTTAGTGCCAGTGCCAGCGTTTGCCGGTGCAACCATTACAGAAATTGCGGCGAGTATCCCACAAGATCAGCCAGAAATAAGTATTATAGAAACAGAACCTACACAGGAGACAGAAACCATGAGCGAACCAGTTGCAGTGCCAGAAGTAATCACCGCATCAGCACCAATTTTTGCACAGCCAAAAAAGACGTTTGCGATGCCATCAGCCGCCGAATATTTGGCGAGCATGCATCAAGGCGGAGACACATGGGTGCGCGTCAACCGTGCATTTAAGGAAAACTTGCTCGACAAAACATCGGCATACAATTTTGCTTTGGCTCAAGATTTGACCACTGACACCGCTGGTTTGCTTGAGCAAAGATTGCTTGGGCCTGTCATCCAAGATCTGAACTTTGTGCGACCAGTTGTCAACGCACTTGGAGTTACCGCAATGCCGGGTAATTCTAAGACGTTTACAAAAACAAAGATCACACAACACACAACTACTGCAACGCAAACTGAAGGTAGCGAAGTTAACTCAACAAAAATGACGTTGAGCGCCAATACGGTTACAAAATCTACGCTTGCAGGCGGCGTGTTTATTTCGCAACAAGACATCGACATGACCGCAATTCCTGCCATGCAAACTATCATCAATGACTTGATGGGCGAATGGATGATCAAGTCTGATGACATTGCAGCCGATGCACTTGTTTCAGCAGCAACCGCATCTGGCTCAACATGGACATTTAGCGCCACTGACCCATCATCGCTGATCAACGCTTTGTATGACGCAGCACGCGAAATGGCAGAGGACACCAACTATTTCCCAACCCATCTTTACTGCTCAACAAACGTGTGGGAAAAATTAGGCAAGCAACTTGACGGTGACAACAGGCCAGTGTTTCCATATGTCAACGGCACAAACAATGTTGGCATGAACGCACTTGGCTCGACTAGCGCGCTTTCTTACGCTGGCATCAATCCTCTTGGCTTGCAACTTGTTGTAGATAACAACTTTGCTGCCGGCACAATGATTGTGGCTCACACACCAACAGCCGGACAAAACGGCAGTGCAACATCAGGCTTTACCTACTACGAGGATTTTAGAGGCATTATGTCGCTAGAAAATCCAACTTTGTTGGGCCGTGAAATGACCGCCTACGGTTACGTTGCAACTTTTGCCAACATCCCTGTTTGCCTCCAGTCGATCATCATTGCCTAATCTGGTAAGCGGCCTACCGCTATGGCAACATTTAACACCGCTACAAAACAACTTGCGTCTAACTACGCGTGCATAAGCACGTTAGAACCAACTGACATAGCAGTTGGGCAGAGCATTACGGTTGCTAGCATCGGGTCACCGTTTAACGGTACTTTTACGGTGCTGGCATTACCGCAATATGCCTATGTTGGTGTTGACGCAACAACAGGCTTATTTAACTATGACGAAAACATACCGCGCGCTAATCAAATTATTTATGCCGCCACTGGTGCGGATGTTACTTATTCAGCGTTTTATGCCGGCACTGTTACCTATACACAAAACTGCACTTGGATTTCTGTGGCGCAACTGATCACATACTTGGGCGTATCAATTAGCAACCCAAGCGATGACTATACGTTGGCTGAACAAGCACGAAACGCTGGCAACGAGTTTTGCTATCGCCGCAGACAGGAGTCATCCTATTTTGACAGCCTTACAACGTCACCGGGTAACGATGTCACGCTAGGAACGCTGATGTATGCGGCAGCGTTGTGGCGTAGTCGAGGCAGCATAGAAACCGCTTATGCAGCGTTTGACACTATGGGCACACCAACGCAACAGTCATTAACACCGATCGTTAAGCAATTGTTGGGCATCCCTCGACCAGCGGTTGCCTAATGCCCGCACCATACACAGACTTACTTAACGAGGCCATAGACGATGTAGCAGCCACGCTGACAGCCGTTAGCGGTTTGCGCGTGGTCACTGACCCAACACGATTAGTTCCTAATTGCGTTTTCCTTTTAGCACCAAGTTTTACGACATATGGCGGTAACGGCAACATTGTGACTATGGATTTTCCGCTTAAAGTTGTTGGGTCTGGGCCTGCAGGTTTGCCAGTGTTGCGCGAGATTTTAAGCATTGTCGCATTAGTTTTGGCATCTAAAGTAATTGTGCTGTCTGGTCAGCCGGCATCTATTGAGATTGGTGGGGCATCGTTTCCGTGCTATGACCTGTCAATTAAAGTGCAGGCACAGACCGCATGATCTACACAATTGCATCTACCAAACTTGGCATTATCGGAGACCCTTATGTGCCAGCTGACGGCATTAACGTGGCAGCGCTACTGTCTGGCGGTTTCATTGTTGAGCAATCCACACCTAAACCTAAAAAACCTGCTAAAACTAGTACAGAACCCAACGAGGAGATTTAACCCACATGGCCACTTCCACTTATCTCAGCAATCCCGTATGCCAAATAAATTCGGTTGACGTCACAGATCAGGTAAGCGCATCAACCCTGACTCGCGTGATCGAGGCGTTAGAAAGCACATCGTTTGGCAAGACCGCACGCGTGTATGTTGGCGGCCTAGAAAACAGCACGTTGACACTCACAATGTATAATTCTTTTGCGGCAAGTGAGACTTTTGCGACACTTTCGGGATTGGTGGGCACATCCACAACGGTCACGATCAAGCCAACTAGCGCGGCAACCAGCGCAACAAACCCAATCTCAACCCTGACAGGCTGCTACTTAGAAACCTTGCCAATTGTCAACGCCGCACTAGGCGCGCTAGACACAATTGACATTACGTTTACTGGTGGCGTGTACTCAGTCGCAACGTCTTAAAAACAGCCGGCAACGGCCCGACACGAAAGCAGGCACATGAAAGTTAAATTAGAATTAGACCTACAAGACGGGCGCGGCACACGCACCATGACCACAAATATGTTTGTGGTATGTGAATGGGAAAAACTAGAAAACCGCAAGGTCTCTGATGGCAAGGGTATTGGCTACAGCGACATTGCTTGTTGGGCATACCACTTGTGCAAGCTGGCTGGTGACACTGTGCCGGACACATGGCGCGAATGGGTCAAACAGCATCCCAACATGGAATTGACCTCAGTCGATGAGACAAACCCAAACCCTACAGCGTTGGCACTTACCGAAGACAATTAGCAGAAATGCTTGTTGCAGTAGGATGGTGGCCAACGCACATCGAGTTTGACACACGCGACCTAGTTACGGTGATTAGTGTTATAGAAAAGAACAACAAGAACAGGTGAGTTTCTATGACAGTCAACACGACAATTCAGGTGGCTGGCGTAAAAGAAACTATTAACGCACTTAAGAAAATTGACCCGCAACTGCAAAAAGACTTTAGGGCTAAAGCGAACGAGATTGCACAGCCGGCCATTAACGCTGCAAAAGATGTTTACACGCAAGTGCCGTTATCTGGTATGGCATACAAGTGGAATAGCAAAGGCCGTCAGTTGTTTCCGTTTAGCGTGGCTAAAGCCAAGAGCGGTGTCAAGTTGCGGATTGACACCCGGCGCAATGCTGTAGGCGTAATCCTTATTGAGCAAAAAGACCCTGCAACAGCAATCTTTGAGACTGCAGGCCGTGCTAACGCAAACCGTTTAGGCGATCAGTTAGGTTTTGTCGGCGCTGGTCGCACTCGACTAATTGGCCCTGCCGTGTATAAAGCGCGTAGAGGCGTAGAGGCTGAAATGGAAAAGATGATCTTGGACACGGCGCGCACAGTTAGACAGGCAATGTAATGCTGTCTATTCCAATCATCTCAGAGTTTGACGGCAAAGGCATTAACAAAGCCATTAAAGAGTTTAAGCAACTAGAAACAGTTGGCGAAAAAGCACAGTTTGCAATTAAAAAGGCTGCCATACCTGCCGCTGCCGCGCTTGGTGCAGTCACTGCGGCTCTTGGTGCTGCGGTGGCTGCAGCTGCAGAGGATGAGGCACAAGCCGCACAACTTGCATTGACTCTTAACAACGTCACTGGCGCAACAGAGAAACAGGTCAAAGCAACTGAGGACATGATTAGCGCAATGTCGAGGGCTACCGGCACGGCTGACAGCGAACTACGGCCAGCGCTAGCGGTACTTGTGACTGGCACAAAGGACATTGCTACAGCAACAGAGGCATTGTCATTGGCACAAGATATTGCTATTGGGTCTAACAAGTCTTTGGCTGAGGTCAGCGATGCGCTTGCTAAAGCTTATGGCGGCAACATGAAAGGCCTACAGGCTTTGTCACCAGAGATTAAAGCCATGATTAAAGACGGCGCGTCACTTGATGACGTGATGAATGTACTCGGCGGCACGTTTGGCGGTGCAGCCGCAACCGCAGCCAACACCGCTGCAGGAAAATTTAAGATACTCAAAAACTCGCTAGACGAAACCACAGAGTCAATCGGTGCAGCGTTATTGCCAATTGTGGAAAAAGTGTTACCGATCTTGCAAAAGTTTGCAGACTGGGCACAGAAAAACCCGAACGCATTTTTGGCTGTTGCCGGTGCAATTACCGCAATATCTGTAGCAATCTTGGCAGTCAACTTTGCGATGGCGCTTAACCCTTTTTCACTTATTGCGGCAGGTGTCGCAGCATTAGTAGTTGGCGTTATTTACGCGTACAAAACTTTTGAAACATTCCGCACAATTGTTAACAGTGTGCTCAACGGTCTGATTAGTGGTTTTGAGACTTTTGCTAACGCGTACATTTCAGCAATAAATTTAATCATTCGAGGCATGAATTTAATTAACCCATTTAGCGACATCCCATCATTGCCGTCACTTGACTTAGGCAGAATAGGTGGCGGTACTACAGCGGCAGTTGGGTCTGGTGCAGCGCGTGAGGGCGGTGTAGGTCAAGTGCTTGCAGGTATGCCGGCTATGCCGTCTATGCCTAGCCCTAGCGCACCTATGTCTGGCGGTGGCGGTGGCGGTGGTGGCGGTAGTAGCAATGGCGGTGGGTCATCATTTGCACCAGTTAACGGCCCTATTGGTTATGTCGGTGGCATACAAGACCGCGCACCCGGCAGCGTCACTATTAACGTGGCTGGCGGTATTTCTACTGCAGCCGAAATAGGCAAGTCTGTAGTTGACGCGCTGACGCAGTACACGCAAGTGTACGGGCCACTTAATCTGGCGATCAGGTAATGCCCGGCGCAAACGTCATTACTGGCGGCACATACCTTTTAGAGTTGTCTAGCGGTTATGACGGTGAGGCATTTTATTTGGATGACTCAACACTCAACGGGCCAGATGTGCTGGATGGTGACGGCGAGGATTTTAACGACATTACAGACGTGGCACAGTTAATTACAATTAGTCGAGGCCGCCACAAACCGTTAGACGTATTTGGGCCGGGCACAATGTCTGTGTCAATTAGCGTGCCAGTAGGCAACCGTGACTATGACCCGCTAAACACATCTAGCGTTTATTACAATCAGTTGACAGAGCAACCCGGTCTAGCGCCATTGCGCGCAATCAGGGTTAGCCGTAACGGTGAGTATTTGTTTACTGGTGTAGTGACCACGTTTAACCAGACCTACAACATGGCTGGAATGACCACCTACAGCATTGCTGCAGCCGATAACACCTATGTGCTTTCACAAGGCAATTTGCCCGAAACGGCCACCACTAGCCAAACCTCGTCAGCGCGCATTACAGCCGTTTTAAGCGCTGCTGCCTACACGGGCGCTACATCCTTGACCGCCAGCCCTACAGCCACGCTAGGCGCTTACACCATCCCTAGCGGCACAAACGTAAACGCCTACATAAACCGCATTCAGCAGGCTGAACAAGGTCGCATTTTTTGTAATCGAGAAAACGTGCTGACCGCCCAACCGCGCATCGGCACATCGCTGGCAGCGGCCACAGCCACGTTTAACGACACCGGCACAGCCACACCGTATGACAGCATCCTTGTAGAGTTTGACCAACAGACCGTAATTAACAATGCCAACGTCACTATTGAGTCTGGTGGCACGTTACAAAACGCAAGCAACGCAGCCTCTATTGCAGAGTACTTTACGCAAACTGAGGCGATCACTGACAGCTTGCTCTCAACTAACGCACAGGCCGCCACGCTCGCCAGTTACTTGCTTTACCCAAACCCGCGCCCACGTTTTACCAGTGTGTCAACCACATTCGCCAGCCTTAGCGATGCCCAAAAAACGGCGTTAGCACCAATAGAAATTGGTCAAACCGTGTCGGTTACTAAGACATTTCCATCCGGCACACCGTTAAGTGTTAATCAAGACTTGAGTGTTGAGGGCATAGATCACGTTATTGACATGAACACAGGCCACCGCATGACTTTGTGGACATCAGCCACGACCATTCTTGACCAGTTTATTTTGGATGACATTACGTTTGGTGTGCTATCTACCACGAACGCGCTTGGCTAGGCTAAAGTCTCAATATGGCAAACACGCAAACCACCGTTCCGTTGTTTGTGGCAAATACCGTTTTAACGGCTGCCCAACAAAATATTAGTGCCGGCACAGGCGTGCCAGTTTTTGCTACAACGGTTACTAGAGATGCCGCGTTTGGTGGCAGTAACAAAGCATTAGCAGAAGGTCAACTTGCCTACATCGAGGCTAGCAATGTAGTGCAGTATTACGATGGCGCGGCTTGGGCTACTGTCGGGCCTTTATCTAGCGGTTTAGTTTGCGTTAAAGCACAAACAGCGTTTAGTGTCGCTTTAACGCTTAATGTGGACAACGTATTTACATCCAGTTACTCAAATTACAAAATTCTTTTATCTTTGACAGCTGGTAGCGGCAGCATCACTATGCGCCTTCGTGCATCAAGTACAGACACAACTACAAATTACAAAACTCGGACTATTTACGGTACGTCATCAACATTATTTGCGGCAGATGCAACAGGTACAGACGATTTTTATTTGTTTGATTATGACGCACAGGGCGGCGGCGCAGAAATAAGCGTAATTGCACCCCAACAAGCACAAGGAACAACAATATCTACGGTAACTTTTGGGTCATCTGGCGCAAACGGATATATTTACAATGTTGCTGGTTACCAAAATTCATCAACACAATTTGACGGTTTTAGTTTGTTTGCGGCAACAACTGGTATAACTGGCACATACGCCGTTTACGGATATTCTAAGACGGTATGACCATGAAAATACACGACAACGGCACAGATCGAGACATGACCGAACAAGAGAAAATTGTCTATTTAGCATGGCAAAAACAAAAACAGGAACACATTAAAGCACAAGAAAAAATAGCATTAGACAAAGCCAGCGCTCGACAAGCCGTCTTAGACCGTTTGGGCATTACAGCCGATGAAGTTGCGCTACTACTTAATTAAGGAGAAACAACATGGGCCCGGTCACGTTCACCATACATAACCAAACAAAGTACGAATTAAGAGTGCAATCGTCAAACGGTGCAACCGCTGAGGCCGCATCTGGTGCATCGACTAGTTTAGGTTTTACGTCAAACGACACAAACATTACTAACGCAATGCGTTGGTATCAAGACGGCATTTGCATTTTGCAAGGTTCAGTAGCGTGGTCAGCTGGTGGTTCAGGCGCAGACGATGGCTGGACATCAAGCAACATCATTTGCATGAGTGGCGAGATGAACGGCGAAGGCTTTTCAGGTTGCAACGAGGGATGGATTGAGATGCAGCCCTACAACTTGATGGCTAACGGTGGGCAAGTAAGCGTTACTTACACCAACGCATAAACATGAAACAAGTTAAAGCGCTTGCGTGCAGTTACGGCAGATCAGCATTAGCCGCCGTGCTTGCCGTTTACATGACTGGCAATACTGACCCGTCAGATTTGGCTAAAGCTGGCATTGCAGCATTACTGCCGCCATTATTGCGTTGGCTCAATCCGAAAGATCAGGCTTTTGGCCGTACTACCAGCTAACCCCAAAGTTGTAAACAGCAGGCCGTACACAGGCAACAGTGACGGTGCATCGGCTGGCCCACTACCCGGCATGGATGAGTGGATTAGGCAAGCCATAAAATATGGTGGCGGCGCGTTTTGGAATAACGGCTCATGGGGAATACGCAATATGCGCGGCTCAGAAAATTTGAGTGTGCACGCCACTGGTCGAGCCGTTGATCTGTCTTACAGGCCGTCAGAGAAATACCCAACAGCAAACCGTAAAGGCTCAATGGCATTTCTACGCATAGTTATTGCT